CATGTTTGCCTGATTAAATGTCACGTCGTAAGCATCTCACATTCAAGAAACCCAACCCTAAGAAAGTGAAACTCATTGGCATTATCTTCGTTGTTTCCTTTGTTCTTTTCCCTGGCGTTCGTTACCACACTGGTGAAGCATTTCACCTGACTGGTAATCTGATTCAAAGCACTGCTAAGTAACTTCAACCCCATCACAATCATGACCGACAAAATGTATCAAAAGAACATCGACATCATTGCCGATCATTATATGTCAAGGGTCGAACATTTCTGTGATTTGAATGACATTGAGACCTGTAATGCTCTCTATTCTGAGTTTGTCGTGGACGGGCAAGATCCTGAAGATGGTGAATATCAATGGCAGTTCATTGAAGACCTGACTAACTCCAACTGACCCACATTAACTAACAACAATCATGGCAAATCTTTCCCTGGATAAACTGTCCAACGGCATTGCATTTTTCGATGGTTACTGTGCCGAAGTCGAGGTCGAGTTTGTATCATCCACCCATACCGAAATTGCCGACTTTCTTGATAAATATGATTCAGTACAGTTAGTGTCTGCCTGGACCAATACTTTCTTAATGAAAGTGTATGGATCTGGTAGGAAGGAAGTAGAGCAGATTTGTGCTATAATGCAAGAGGACTATAATGTCCTCTCTGTCGAGATTGTATCACTTTCGGAGGTCTAATCTAATGTTGGAAGAACTCATCAAAGAACGGGATTACGTTGATAGTCTGATGGACGAAGTTCCTGCCCATTTGTGGAACAAACTCGATCCCGATGATATAATCTGGGACGAAGATATTCCATCCCCCAAGTATTATGTTCTCTCAAAGTGGTAACTGAAAAGTCTCACAATCTCATCCCTTTTTCTCCTCCTCCCAACTATCATTATTCCATTGAAGATTTCAATGCGAAGTATTATCGTGTGATGCTCATTCACGAGGTGCGTTACGTCTATAAACCCGACGAGTTAGTATCAACGGTCTGGGGTTTTATTGACAAGAAAACATCAACAATCCATCGACCGATTAACGCAAAGAAAGTAGGAGAAAAGGTCTGTAAGTCTGACTATGATAGTATGACCGAGTACAGTGCAATGCAAAAACCCGTTATACAATACTCAAACACATTGGAAGCAATTCTGTATGCCGAGTGAACCCAACTTTTACGAAGGTGAAGTAGTAGAATACAGAGGAAGACAGGGGAGGGTTTGTTTCGTCGATCCTGCCTACATTTCTCTCTGTGTATCAGAAACCGTCCAGAACGAAAATATACACAAGTCATGCCAATGTAGGGTCGTGATTTATCCTGAGCAATGGCATGAAATAGTAGAGATTTCTGACTAATTTCTGTGTGTTTTTGACAACAATTCACAGAGAGTTTTCCACACGTTTTCCACAACATCTGTGGAAAAGTATAAGAAAGTGCGCACCCAGTTACTGTAAGGGTTTTGATGTATTTCGTGCCCTTCAGAAACACAAATAAATAACAGGTTTGCTTATATTTTCCCCAGTTAAAAAAGGGTTAAAAAAATATAGTTGAATGTGCGGTGTCGTTGTGAGTTTAGTGAGCATATCATGGAACGAGAGTTATGTCAACCCCACGGACCAAAAATATCAGAAAACCCCGATATTTGGCAGTCTCATGATAAATATGCTATAATACCTTAGTGTTAGTCAGAGGGCACACTTATGGGGGACGAGTACACTTTCGATGATTATGAGTGTATAGTCGAGTCCTATGATTTGGGTGAGGTTCTTGATGATGAGTGGGGTGACGAAGAGTATAGTCAGGCAGACCAATATGCTGCCCTTGCTGATAGGCACTGTGTATGACAGTAAGCATCAGTGACTGGCAGTATGTTGGGGGACGAAAGTATTCTTAAAAATACATGGTTAGTGTTGACAACTCAGTGTGAGTAGTGTATAATTAACAGTGTGAATCCTTGGCAGTTCGTGTCATCGTAATCGGCAGTATTGTGCCCCTTGCGTTATGCCCCCCGTCCGTGCGATGGGGGGTTTATAATGTTTGGGTCCTTCCTAAGCTATAAACGACCCAAATCGAGAGAGCTATCGTGATTCCTAGTGTTTTAAAAAATTTTTTCCCATATATAAAAACGGTGTGAGGTTTACTGATATGGAGAAAAATTTTGGACATGAAATTGTGCCCGTAGAGGTCGATCCTACTACAGGTGATCCCATTATCACAATTCCTGAGTGGATGATATTAGATCTTGGATGGGAAGAGGGAGATACTTTAGAATGGATTATGGATGAAGAAGATAAGTGTCTTATTCTGAGGAAACCAACCGATGCCTGATATAGAAGCAGATATTGCTAAGTCTGGTGAATTCAAAACGATTGAAGGAAATCTGTATGTAACTGGAAGGATTTCTGGTGTCTATGATAAGGGGCAGACTGATGTAGGAATCACTAGTGCGATCAATAACTATGTGACCGAATACCAGAATAAGGAAGAGAGAACCTTTAGGGTAGGTGAAGTCGTACAGAAAGGTTATGGTAGAGCATCTGTACCTGGTGGATGGCAGAACTATACTGCAGTCGTTAGTAATGGAACTAACTGGTCATCGAGTGATAATGATTTTGGGCAACGTATGGTGGAGATTAGTCCTGTAAGGGTAACGATCACTCCATTATTTGCAGATAGTCTTATTGCTATTCATTGGAATGTATTTGGTGAACCCAGTGATCACAACACTGGATTTAAGATTTCAGAGTTAGTGAATGGTGTTCCTACGATTATTCGTCGTAGTGGATATGAGGGATATAATGCTCAGTTTTCAATCGTAGAATATAATCATTTCATTTCTGATTTCTATGATGGGGATAGTGATACAACTGGTAGAATGACTAACTTTGTTTATTTTGACAAACCAAACAGTACTGATGAGAGAACGTACACTGTTATGTTTGGTGCCAATGGAAATGTTGCCAACATTTACACATTGAATAGAACTTATAATGGTACTGGAACCAATGATGAAGTTGGTGTAACTACCTGGTGGTGGGAAGAGATTAAACAATGATTTGACGAAGACTATATAATCTGTTAGAATACTGATGTACATTTTCTAGGTTATGGCTAAAGGATTCACAGTAAAAGCAAAAGCACCCGAACGACCTGCCGCACAACAACAAGGTGAGTGGGATTACGAAAAGGCAAAGGAGATGATCAGGGGCAAGTCCATTGTCTTCTGTATGCCTGGTCGTGGTTGTTCTTTTCAGTTCCTTAAATCATTCACTCAGATGTGTTTTGATTTGGTCGGTGCAGGTGCTCAAATTCAAATTTCACAAGACTACAGTTCCATGGTGAACTTTGCTCGGTGTAAGTGCCTTGGAGCAAATGTTCTTCGTGGACCCAATCAGATTCCCTGGGATGGGAAACTGAAGTATGATTATCAACTTTGGATTGACTCGGATATTGTCTTCAATACCGAGAAGTTCTATCAACTCGTTTTGATGGATCAACCAATTGCATGTGGTTGGTATCTGACAGAAGATGGCAACACTTCTTCCGTTGCTCACTGGCTTGAAGAAGATGACTTCAAGAACAATGGTGGTGTCATGAACCATGAAACTGGTGAAACGATGGCCAAACGTCGTAAACCCTTCACGGTTGACTACACTGGTTTCGGTTGGGTTCTGATTAAGCACGGTGTCTTCGAAGATCCTAAGATGGAGTATCCCTGGTTTGCTCCTAAGATGCAACGCTTCAATAGTGGTGAAGTGCAGGACATGTGTGGTGAGGACGTGTCGTTCTGTCTGGATGCCATTGATGCAGGTTATGAAATCTGGTGCGACCCTCGCATTCGTGTCGGTCACGAGAAAACTCGTGTGATCTGATGACAAAAGCACCTCGGACGTTGTATAATATCATGTGTCGAGGTTCTGTGCTGCTCAGCAATTTAACTGAGCAGCAATTTTTCGACGAAATGGAGGGTCTGGCACAGTCTTATTACAGCACTGGTGTCCCAGACCCTTCTGAAATCTCTTTTGAAACTATTGAGGCAAATGGCAGTACGTAGCAAAATCGGCATTTCTGGCATCAAGTTCGAGCCTGGTAAACCCAAATGCACCCGTCAGGGCAATTCTAAGAATACTAAATACTCCGCAACGTCTCGTAACTCGGCACGTAAGAAGTATCGTGGTCAAGGAAAGGGTTGATGAATGATGTAGAGGAGCATATTAAAGGTTGGATTAAGAATATTTCTACAATCCGACCAGAGTTAGGCAACTTTTCGATCTGTCCTTTCTCCTCTACAGCAACCTATAAAGTAATTCATACCAATATTGACGATATCATGCCTTTAAATGGGTGTGATGTCGTCATTTTTGTTGTAGAAGACTACCTAGATGTCGATGCAATTCAATTTTGGTGCGATTTTTACGACAAAAAGTACCAAGACTACATATTTTTAGAGGATTGTGCTTACACTGACTTCCATATTAATGGAGTTAAGACAAATAATGGCAAGTACAACCTTGTTCTGTGCCAAAAAAAGAAAAAATTACAAGAGTCTAGGAAAATTTTATCAAAATCTGGGTATTATGACCATTGGGATGATGAAATGGTGAGTGAAATACTTGGTGAAGATCAAAACATTGTCAAAAAAACGGGATAGCAACCCCGTAAAAAGTTCTGTTCACCCTTTTTAGGAGAAAACAGATGACAAGACAACCTTATCCAGACAGAGACCCCGATTATATGGAGTCAATGTGGGGTACAAGGGGCTTGATCACCGATTACTGGACTAAACCTATGAAAAAACAAGAAGATAACCTACTAAGAGAGGTCGTTGGAGACCATGTTCATGACCTAAAACGTCAAACTGTTCTTCATGAAGGGATTCGCAACGACGAAGACTATGATGATTGGGAATATGGCACTGAGCCAAGTTATGGAAAACCTAATAAATAGGTCTATGGTCTAAAATCATGCCTTTTCATGGCTTCAACCCGCAAATCTAGGGCATTTAAAGACATTTCTTTGTCTTTTGTGCCCCATCCAATCACAAAAGACCTCCCAGTACTTGTAAATGAGCGTGCGATCGCACGCTCAGTGCGGAATTTAGTGGAAACTATCCCCACAGAGAGGTTTTTTAATCCAGATTTGGGTTCTGATGTCAGAAATACACTATTTGACTTCTGCGATTATGGTACTGCTAGCATCATTGCAGAACAAATTGAAGAAGTTATCTTAAATTATGAGCAGAGAGTTGCTAATTTAACTGTAGAGGTAATTCCGAGACCAGATAATAATACTTTTGAAGCAACTATAGTATTTGATATCATTGGACAGTCTTTACCATCACAAAATATCTCTTTCATACTTGAGGTAACGAGATAAATGCCACTAACTAAGTTTACAAATTTAGATTTCAGTCAGATTAGGGAATCTATTAAGTCCTATCTGAGAGCAAACTCAAACTTCACTGATTTTGACTTTGAAGGATCAAATTTTGCTGTTCTGATTGATACTCTAGCATATAATACCTACATTACGGCATTTAACTCCAACATGGTAGTTAATGAGTCATTCATTGACTCTGCTACTTTAAGAGAGAACGTAATTTCTCTCGCAAGAAACATTGGATATGTTCCAAAATCAAGAAAATCTGCAAAAGCACAGATTAGTTTTAATATTGATTTTACTGGAACAAGTCCAACGGTAACACTTAACAAAGGTCTTGTTTGCGTCGGTGCTTCCGATAACACTTCTGTCGTATTTTCTATTCCAGAAGACATTACATCTTCTACAGTTCTCACTGGATCGGATGTCAATGGAAATGGTCCTAGAAGGGCATCGTTTAGTAGTATTGATGTCTATCAGGGAACTTTACTTAGAAGGACCTTCCAGGTCAATGGGTCGATAGATCAGAGGTTTATTCTGGATAACCCTGGGATTGACACAACATCGATTAGAGTAACAGTAAAAGGTCCTCAGGAAACTGTGGGTAGAACATATAATCAAGTAGAGAATATTATTAACGTTTCGGCACTGTCTGAAATATACTTAATCCAAGAAGTTGCCGATGAAAGATATGAACTTCTATTTGGTGATGGAATTTTTGGTAAAAAGTTAGAAGATCAAGCTATCATCGATGTGAGTTACATCATTTGTGATGGTGAATCTGGAAATGGTCCAAATAACTTTAGTTTCTCGGGATCTGTATCAAATAGTCTTGGTGCCTCGTTCTTACCAACAAATACTGTTTCAATAACAACCAATCAATCTGCAATTGATGGTTCTGATATTGAACCTTTAGAGTCTGTAAAGTATTTTGCACCCAGATTGTACTCTTCTCAGTACAGAGCTGTTACTGCCAAGGATTATGAGGCAATTATTCAAAGAATTTATCCAGATACCGAATCTGTATCTGTAGTTGGTGGTGAGGAGTTAGATCCACCAGAATTTGGCACTGTTGTTTTGAGCATCAAACCAAAAAATGGTACATTTTTGTCAGATTTTACAAAATCTCAGATTTTAAATGATTTGAAGCAATATTCTGTTGCTGGTGTAAACCAAAGAATTGAAGATCTTAAACTTCTGTATATTGAACTATATTCTACGGTATTTTACAATGCGAGTCAGGTGGCTGATGCTAAACAACTTAGAACGGATGTTATCTCAAGTCTGAATACCTATTCTGATTCTGTTGATCTTAATGCTTTTGGTGGAAGATTCAAATACAGTAAAG